CCCACAGAGAGCGCCACCGCTTGGCTGGCGGCCAGCACGGCGGTGGGTGTCGCGGTCTCGCCGGGCATCGTCACCTTCACGATTCCGATTCCGAATATGAATGGAGAAAGCGTTTCCATCAGTATTTGGAGTGGACGTTACGCAGGTGTTCGGGTGGTTTCCAACGGCAAGGCGTATGATTTGCCGCTTGCTTCGCAGCATTTGCCAAGCGAGTTTGCGACTTGATGCCGTATACTTTTCGAATGGAGTTTCGCCATGTTTGAAGGTCCTCAGCTCTGGCTCGGTTCCGAGGCCGGTTTCGGTATCGTCCTGTCGGCCTACGAACAGGCTGTGCAGATGATGGTCGCCGGCTCGCGCGGGTATGGCGACGACGAGATGTCGATGCTGTCGGTTTCCGACGGCGTGGCGGTCGTCTCGATCAAGGGCCCGCTGATCTCCGGCAATGCCGGCTTCATGCGCTACTTCGGCGTGACCGGCTACAACGACATCCGGGATGCGCTGGTGCAAGCGGTCAACGATGCCAGCGTCGAGACGATCCTGCTGGACATCAACTCGCCGGGCGGCTCCGTCGCTGGCGTGTCGGACACCAGCAACTTCATCCGCCACGTGAGCGCGCTCAAGCCGGTCGTCGCCTATGCCGACGGCGCGCTGGCGTCGGGCGCCTATTGGCTGGGCTCGACCGCCAAGAAGATCGTCATCACCCCAACGACCGTCGCCGGCTCGATCGGCGTGATCCGGGTGCACACCGAGGCCTCGCACATGCGCAAGGAGGCGGGCATCACCGACACGGTGATCCGTTCGGGCAAGTACAAGGCGCTGGCCGGCCCGTACGAGCCGCTGAGCGATGTGGCCAAGGAGCAGCTGCAGGCCCAGTCCGACGAGATCTACCAGATCTTCCTCGGCCATGTCGCCGCGGCGCGCGGAATCTCCGTCTCGGTGGCAGATTCGAAACTCGGTCAGGGTCGCGAATTCATTGGCCAAAAGGCAATGGACATCGGCATGGTCGACAAGATTTCGAATTTCGAAGGTGCAATTGCGCTTGCGAAATCCCTTGCGCCGGTTGACAAGAAGAAAGGGTATGGCCACAATTCGCGCCAAGTCCAAGGGGTTAACTCAATGCCGAAAGCCCATCTCTCTGCCGAACAGATTGCCGCTGCACTCGAATGCGGCGCCAATTTGGATGCGACTTCGCAAACGCCTGAGGAAATTGCTGCTGCGGCAGCGGCTGCCACCGAGGCGGCCCGGGTAGCGGCTGAAGCGCAAGCGGCGGCCGATGCGGAAGCAGCGCGCGTCGCGGCCGAAGCCGCGGCAGCTGCTGCAGCTGCGGCAGCACCGAAAGATTCCGAGCTGGTGACCCACCTGCGCACCGAGCTGAAGACGGCCCAAGAAGCGAATGTCGCGGCCCAGGTCGAGCTCGCCGAGCTGCGCAAGCAGGTCGCCACGACCGCGGAAACCCAGGAAGCGCTGCTGAAGATCGGGCGCAACTCGGTCGGCAAGATGAGCATCGCCCTGGGCGGGTCGGCCGACGCAGCGCAGACGCTGGGCGCGGCGCAGATCGTCACCGAACACGAGCGCCTGTCGGCGCTGTTCGCCGCCAAGTTCAAGGTCGGCGGCGTGGCAGCCAGCCCCGTCACCGATCTCGAGAAGAAGCCGGAAGAGAAGCCCACCGCCAAGGTGAGCCCGCTGCTCCGCGCGCTCGTTCCCCTCGCCAAGCAATCTGCCTAAGGAGCAGCCAACATGTCGCGTGCCTTTCTCCGGGGTGTCACCCTCCCGAACCCGACGCCGATCACGACCAAGCTGGGCGCCGTGTCGGCGCCGTACAAGGACACCGAGATCGGCAAGTTCGTCAAGCAGAGCCTGACGGTCGACTCCGACTACGTGCTGTGCGCCGCCGGTGACCCGATCGAGGGCCACATCGTCGCGGTCGAGAACGCCACGTCGGCCGGCTTCGGTATCGGCTCGGTCCAGCAGAGCGGTCAGAAGTACGTCACCTTCGACGGCCTGCAAGCCACGCCTGGTACCGGCACGATCGCCCTCGGCGACTACGTGGTTTGCGGCACGGTGGTGGCCAAGGACACCGCGCTCAGCGCCGGCGTGCCGGCCAAGGTCACCAAGGCCACGCAGCAGCCCGGCGTGACCGAAGCCGGCGCGGTGGGCGACGTCAACGACCAGCTCAAGGTCGCGATGTTCGCCTGGCGCGTTGTGTCGCTCGGCTCGGCTGGCACCGGCGCGGTCGGCACGGTCGGTCTGATCGAGCGCGTCTGATCCCGGACACCCACCCAACCCCATACACCAAGGAGCTACCAAGATGGGTGCCAAGTTCTACGACGTCGAAGGCAAGCTGCAGGACCTCGAGGTTCCGCCGGACATCTACCGTAAGGCGGATGCCGCGAACATCAGCGTGGCCGCGTACATCAATCGCGAGTACCCGTCCGACCCGCTGAAGTACGGCTCGACCTTCCACCAGATGCTGGCCTCGGTCGGCCTGGTGGTGCCCGATGCCAAGGCCAAGGAGACCTACGGCCTGCGGCCGCCGACCATGGCCGAGGTGCTTGCGGGCACCGCCGGCTTCGACGTGTCGGGCAACAGCTCGCAGTTCGGCTCGCCCACCGGCCAAGCCTCGCGCACCCTGTTCCCTGCCGCGCTGATCGCCTACATGGAGACGGCGCTGGTCAAGGACTACAACATGGACGCGGTCCAGTTCGACAAGATGATCGCGACCGAGCTGGCGATCGACAACGACCGCTTCGAGCAGCCGCAGATCAACATGTCGGCCGCGCCGGGCGGCGAGCCCAATGCGCCGAACAGCGCGCTGGCCTCGCGCCGCGCGCAGCTCGCGGGCCCGGCGAGCATGATGCAGTTCACGACCTCGGACGTGACGCGCAAGATCCCGACGTACGCCCTGGGCATGGAGTTCTCCAAGGAAGCCCTCAAGGCCACCACGCTGGACCTGGTCGGCATGTCGGTGCAGCGCCAGCTGGCCGTCGAGCGCGACACCTGGGTGAACAGCTACATCAGCGACTTCTACGCTGGTGACCTGGACATCAACACCGGCTCGCTGGCCTCGCTGGGCTTCACGGTCAACTCCGGTGCGCTGGATGCCGCGGCCAACACGCAGAACACGCAGACCGCGTGGCTGAAGTGGCTCAACCGCCGCCGCAAGTACCGCGTGATCGACTGGGTCATGTGCGACCTGGCCACCTACCTCAAGCACATCGAAGGCCGCACCGGCCGTCCGTCGCTGACCGCGATCGACACGCTGCTGCCGCGCATGGAAGCGCATGGCCGGGTGGTGAACAACGTCGTCGGCGACGTCAACGTGTTCATCGTCGACGACGCGACCGACGGCGGCCCGCTGCCGGCCGGCACGATCGTGGGCCTGGACAGCCGCTACGCCATCGCCCGCGTGCGCAACACCTCGGCCAACGTGCAAGCCGCCGAGAGCTACGCCCTGCGCCAGGCCGAGGCCTTCATGCTGCAGTTCGGCGAGATGTGCTACCGCCTGCACAACGACGCCTTCGACACCCTGGTGATCGCCGCGGCCTAATGGACCGGCCCCGCGCAAGCGGGGCCGCTCATCAATGAGCAAGAGCAGCAAGTCCACCCTGAAGATCGCCGATCACGACGGCATCTGGCTTCACTCGATCGCCAAGTTCCCGCTGGTCGACCCGAACACGCTGACCCGCTTCGAGCCGGGCGTGACCACGAAGGCAACGCCGACCGCGTGGGTGCAGATGCAAGAGGCTGCGGGGATCTTCAAGCTGGTCGACGACCCGACCAAGGTGGATGCGCCGCCCCCGGCGGCCAAGGAAAAGGCGAAGGCCTGATCCAGCTCGCAAGGCCCGCCACAGCGGGCCTTGTCTCCATCTGAGGACGTTCGATGCTGACCCAGTTCACGACCCCCGACGAAGTGCGCGCAGTGCTCGCGGTGGCTGAGCAGGAGCTGCCGGACAGGGTCATCAACCTGCCGATGTACCACCGGCTCCTGCAGTTCGAACTGCGGGAGATCAACACCGGCATCGAGGACGACTACCTCGCGCTGCCCTCGCCCGAATCGGGCTCGCAGACGGCCGCGCAGGAGCTGTTCTACAACGTGATGCAGGTGTTCGCGGCCTACTCGGTCGCGCGCCAGCTGGTGGGCTCGCAGCCCATGTTCGCCCCGCAGGTGATCAGCGCCAGCGACACCAGCGCGCAGCGCGCGGCGGACCCCTACGAGAGCACCCGCGCGAGCGTGGAGGCCGGCTACAACGTCATGCTGGCCCGCCTGAAGTCGGCCTACCTGGCCATCGACTCGAGCGCCACGCTGGCGACGGCGGTGACGCCCGTTTTCGCCCTTGCCGTGGGCATCGCCACGGATCCGGTCACGGATACCTGAGATGGACCTGCGCGACGCTGCGCGACGCTTCAACGACGCCGAAGCCTTCGACGGCTACACCGGCGAGTACGTCTTCAACTGCCACTTCTCGAGCTTCGACGACCACTCCGCGGCGGGCGCGACGGCGCGCCGCCGCGCGCTTGTCCTGACGGACGAGGACACCGTCCCCGCGCGCCAGGTCGTCTCGATCTACAACGACCGCTGGCTGGTGGGCAGCGGCAACCCCGACTCCTTCGGCGGCAAGGTGCTGCGGCGCGTCTACAACATGAAGCGCTCGACCGACCTGGCCGCGGTGCTCACGCCGGCCCAGGCGTGCATGTCGGCGACCGGCACGCTTGCCTACGTCCACAAGCAGTGGTTCCGCGAGGTGGTGAACGTGCCCACCGACTCGAAGATCGACAACTTCTGGACGGTCTTCATCGCGCCGGGCGAGCCGGTGGAGCCGGGCACCTTCTTCCGCTGTGGCAGCGTGCTGCTTCGCGCACGCAACACCTACCTGCCGGTCGAGGGCTTGCGGGTGGCGCAGTGCGATGACATCGACTTCGCCACGCAGAAGACGCTGCTCTTCCGCGAGAACGGCAACTTCGATGCGGCCACCGACAGCTACCCCGCGCTCAACTACTCGGTCTTCGGGCTGGTGGTGGACTACACGAAGCTGTTCCGCCTGCGCACCTCGGCCGACCTGCGTGCCGAGCCGGGCGATGTGTCGGTGCTGGTGCCGCAGGCCTCGATCACGCCCGTGGTGGGCGCCAAGTTCATGCTGGGTGCGATCGCTTGGCGCGTGCTGTCGGTCGAGGCCGAGCTCGACGCCTGGCTGATGCACTGCCGCCGTGCTTGACATCGACACGTCCGGCATCGACCAATTCATTTCAGAATTGGATGCCGAACAGCGTTTGCTAAATCGCTACGTCAACCAGCAATATCTCCGGCTGGTGGAAATCGTGTTCCGGGATATATTGCGGACCACGCCGCAATGGTCCGGCAATTTGGCTGCGAATTGGTTTATTGGTGTGAATAACCAATACGAAACAGAGCAGACCATTCCCGAAAAGGATTTGATGTGGGGGAATGCCAATATTCAACCGCATCGAATGGGTGATCTAAATGCCATTGAGATTTCGGAGGCTCGCCTGGAAGGGCTGGTCTTTAGCTATCTCGATGAGATTTACATTTACAATCCCACTGAGATTGCGCCGGAGGTGGAGGCGCACACGGTGTACATCCGGCCGGTGAACCTGCTGGATGGGCGCGTGGCCATGGCGGCCTACACCGCCGCGAAGTACGAGGTGCTGAACCCGCTATGAGCCTGGAAACCGCAGAGCTTGCCGTGGCAGCGCGCGCCGAGGTGGCCCGCGCGGCGTGGGCCGGCGCGTTCGCGCTGAAGCTGCAGCTGAGCAACCGCAACCTCGTGGATCTGTCGGTGCAGCAGGACCCCTACGTGTGCGTGGAGGTGGCCTGGCTCGACGGCTTCCAGGCCGATCTGAACCCCAAGCCGGTGATCCGCTCGGTGGGGCAGATCGTCATCAGCGCGATGGTCAAGGAGAACGCCGGCTTCGCCGACGGCGCCCGGCTGCGCGACCACTTCATCCCGTACTTCGAGCGCAAGGATACCGGCCTCGGGCCCTTGCGCACGCGCGCCGCGGTGCCGCACAAATGCTTTTCGAAAAGGGGTTGGGAAGTCTTCCCAGTGATCATTCCAATGTGGTATGACAGAGTTGCCCCGTAACCCGTATCTAAGCCATAATCCCAATAGCGAAGGCTAACTGGAGAACCGAATGCCGACCCTTGCCTCGACCAGCCGGGCACAGCTTGCCTACATTCTCGAATCTGTTTTCGGCACGACGCCGGTCGCGGGCAATGGTGCATACCTGCGCATGACCGGTGAGTCGCTGAACTTCGACGTCACCAAGGAGACGTCGAAGGAGATCCGCTCCGACCGGCAGACCAGCTCGCAGGTGCCGGTGGGCGCGCAAGCAGGTGGCGGCTTCAACTTCGAGCTCAGCTACAACGAGTTCGATGCGTTCTTCGCCTCGACGCTGCAGGATGCCTGGTCGGTCTACGGCACCAACGGTGTCGGCTCGACCTTCAGCGGCACGTTCACGACGACCACGATCACCGCGGGCGCGGCGCCGGTCGGTGCCAACGCCTTCACCACCCTGAAGAAGGGCCAGTGGTTCCGCCTGCTGGCGCCCACCGATTCGAACGACGGCAAGCTGCTTCGCGTGTCCACCATCACGTCGCCGACGTCGACGGTCATCACGCTCGACGCGAGCACGCCGCTGGTGGCCGCCGGTCCGATCGCCAACTGCGCGCTGCAGACCTCGCGCCTGGTCAACGGCACCACGAAGACCAGCTTCTCGATCGAGAAGTCCTACAACGACGTCACGCAGTTCTTCCTGTTCAAGGGCATGACGCCCAGCAAGCTGAGCCTGAAGTTCGCGTCGGCGGCGCTGACCACCGGCTCGTTCGAATTCCTCGGCTCCAGCGCACCGCGCTCCGGCGTGACGGGCCTGCCCGGCAGCACCGCGGCGTCCAAGGCGTTCAACATCCAGAACGCGGTGACCGGCGTGGGCCAGCTGTGGGAGGGCACCGGGCCCCTCACCTCGAGCTTCATCAAGTCGCTCTCGCTGGACTACGACAACTCGCTGCGGCCGCAACAGGCCATCGGCACGTTCGGTCTGGTCGGCGTGGGCAACGGCACGATCGCGCTGAAGGGCAGCCTGGAGGTGTACTTCGCCGACGGTGCGATCTACGACAAGTTCATCGCCAATACCAACACGCAGATCATCATCGCCACACAGGACGAGGCCGGCAACGGCTACGTCTTCACGATGCCGGTGGTGAACTTGTCCAACGGCAAGATCGTCGCCGGCGCGAAGGACCAGGACCTGATGGCCACCTTCGACTTCATGGCTCTGTCGGACGATAGCAATGCGGATGCGACGCTGCGCAAGACGCTGATCATCGACCGCGTGGGCGTGGCCGCGACTTAATACCGGAGAAACTCGAAGAGCGGGGTTTAGCCCCGCTTTTCTTCCCGCCCGATTGCCAGTATTACCGAGTTTGCTATACTGCGGGCACTTTCGCTACGGAGATACTGCGACATGGACATTTTCAAGACCTTTGCCACCGACGAGAAGAAAGAAGTCGAAGGGGTTTGGTTCGATCTGGACGAAACCTCCAGGGTGAAGGTGGCGCGCCGTTCGAACAAGGCCTACCAGGCGCTCATCAGCCAGCTGTACGAGCGCTACAAGCGCATTCTCGACCAGAAGAACCAGGCGGCGCGCGACAAGTCGATGCAGCTGACGATCGAGGCGATGGCCAAGCATCTGCTGGTCGGCTGGGAGGGTTTGACCAGCAACGGCGTGCCGATCGAATACAGCTTCGAGAAGGCCAAGGAGCTGCTCGCGGTCAAGGATTTCCGTGAGCTGGTCGCCAGCTTCGCGGACGATACCGAAGCCTTCAAGGCCGAGAGCCAGCAGGAGCAGCTGGGAAACTGATCGAGTGCCTCCGGTGGAAAATCACCTGGGGGCCGCAGATCGAAACCCTGCTCGAGTTTGAAGAGCAGACGGGCTTCACGCCCGTCGCGCTCACCAACCAACCAGAGCTGCAGGACGGGCTCTGGTTCATCCAGAACGCTTTTCACACGCTGTCGAGCAGCCGGCAGTACAGCAACGGCATGCCCTTGCCGATCAGCCTGGGCGAGCTTGCCCACTTCTTCTGGATCTACGGCATCGACAGCATTGACGAACGCGACCGGCTGATCTATTTCATTCAGGGTATGGATAGTGCATACCGGGAAGAAATGGCAAAACGGACTTCGGACGCCACTGCCACCGAATCCAAGTCTGCAGTTGTTCCCTAACCCGCTTCCGAAGACAATAAGGAAAAGGGGAAGCGTAAATGGCCGGACCATCCGTCAAGCTCGGCGTAACCGCCGCCGGTGTTGCGACCATCGACGGTCTCAACGCGGCGCTGGAGCGCCTGCGGGGCAACCTCACCGCGCTGAAGGTCTCGAAGCCCGACCTGGGCTCGCTCGAGTCCCTGACGGCCGAATTCAAGCGCTTCCGCAACGAGTTCACCGAGATCGCGCAGGCGCAGCGCACGGCGTTCACCGAGCTGGCTGAGACCCTGAAGACGGGCTTCGGCAAGGCTGCCGCGTCGGCGCGCGCCGGCGCGGAGGATCTCGACAAGGCGCTGGCCAAGGGTGGCACCGACGGCAAGAGCGGCATCCCGGCGTTCAAGGCCAAGATGATGGTGGGCGCCGCGCAGCTGGTGGAGGCTGCGGAGATCGCCGGCACGCGCCAGCGCGACGCGATGTTCGCCTGGAAGGCCAAGCTGATGGTCGGCTCGGCCGCCGTCGCCGAAGCGCAGGATGTCGCCGCGGCGCGCGCCGCGAGCGCGGCGTCGGCCTGGCAGGCCAAGCTGCAGGTCGGCTCGCTCAAGATCGCCGAGGCGATCGAGGCCGCGGAGGCGCGCGAGAGCCGCGCCAAGCTCGCCTGGAAGGCCAAGATGATGGTCGGCTCGGCGGCGATCGCCGAGGGCCAGGAGCTGGCCGCCACGAAGGCGGCGTCGGCCGCCCTGGGGTGGCAGGCCAAGCTGCAGGTCGGCTCGCTCAAGATCGCCGAGGCGATCGAAGCGGCCAATGCGCGCGAGCAGGCCGCGGCGCTGGCGTGGCGCGCCAAGATGATGACCGGCGCGCTCAAGATCGCCGAGGAGCAGGACCAGGCGGCGACCAAGGCCGCCTCCGGCGCGCTCGCCTGGCAGGCCCGCTTGCAGGTCGGCTCGCTCAAGATCGCCGAGGCGATGGAGCGCGCCGCGCAGCGCGAGCAGGACGCCCGGCTTGCCTGGATCGCCAAGATGCAGCGCGGCTCGCTGCAGATCGCCGAGGAGCAGCTTGCCGCGGCGGCGCGCGAGGCGGACGCGCTGAAGCAGGCGGCCGACCGGATCCGCAAGGCGGAGGCGGCCTACCAGGCGCGTGACGCCGGCGGCCAGCTGCGCACCCAGGTGCGCGCCCGCGCGCAGCTCGATGCTGGCCGGTCGCGGGAGGACGTCGAGGCGACGTTCGGCCCCACGGCCGCCGGCGCGGCGTCGGCGGCGAGCAGCCTGCAGGCGCTGAAGGCTGCTGGGCAGGGGGCGAACCAGGTGGCCGCCGACGGCACGCCCAAGTTCAAGGGCATGGCCGACGCGATGCGCGATGGCCACAGCGCGGCGCGCGGCCTGGCCAGCGGCTTCAACGCGATGTTCCTGACCTGGGGCAACCTGGGTCCGCTGCTGGCCGGCGCGGCGCTGTCCAACGCCTTCGTGCAGACGGTGAAGGTCGGCGCCGACGTGGCGCATGAGCTGGCGGTCGTCAAGATCCTGGGCGAGGAGACGGCGCAGTCGGTGGGCCAGCTCAACGAGCAGCTGCTCGAGATGGCGCGCACCGGCCCGTTCGGTCCGCGGCAGATCGCCGAGGCGTTCAAGCAGCTGACACTGGCCGGCTTGTCGGTGGCCGAGCAGAAGACGGCGATCAACGACGTGATGAACTTCGCCATCGCCGGCACGACGACGATCGATCGTGCGGCGCAGTCGATGGTGCAGATCGCCACAGCCTTCGGCTACTCGGCCAACGGCTTCGGTCGCGTGGGCGATGTGATCGCCAAGGCTGCGGCGGTGTCGCTGTCGAGCGTCGAGTCGCTGACCCAGTCGATGCAGTCGGCCTCCGAGGTGCACGTGCTGTACGGGCAGTCGCTGGTTGACGTTGCGACCAACCTTGCTCTGCTGAGCCAGCTGGGCATTCGCGGCACGGCGGCCGGCACGGCGCTGAAGAACATGTACGCCGAGCTGTCGGGCAGCACGTCCATCGTGCGCCGGAACATGATCGCCTGGAAGATCGATGCGCTCGATCCGCAGAGCGGCAAGATCAAGGAACTGCTGCCGCTGATCGAGCAGCTGGCCGGCAAGTACAACAGCTTGAAGGGCCCGGATCAGACGCGCTTCATTCAGGACCTGTCGAACACCCGAGGCGGCAAGGACCTGGTGGCGCTGATCAACGCCTACAACACGATGTCCAAGGAGCAAGGGCAGCAGGGCATCAGCCAGCTTGCGGCGATCCGCAAGCAGATCGACGAGTCGTTCGGCTACCAAGCGCTTGCCGCGGCGCGCCTGGGCTTGACCGCGAAGAACCAGATGGCCTCGGTGGCCAGCTCGTTCCAGGCCTCGCTTGCCTCGGCCTTCCAAGGTCTCGAGCCGGCGATCCTGTCGATCTCCACGCGCCTGCGCGAGACCTTCGGCTCGCCGCAGTTCCAGGCCAACGTGCAGAACCTGGCGGTGGCGGTGGGCAACCTGGGCGTGTATCTCGTCACGCACCTGGACACGATCAAGAATCTCGCGATCGCCTACCTGGCCTGGAAGGCGGCGATGCTGACCAGCAACGTCTTCACCGCCGCAGCTGCAGGCATCGCTTCGCTGACGGTGGCCTACCGCGGCCTGACGGCGGCGAAGACTGCCGACACGGTGGCGACGGAAGCCAGCGCCGCGGCGGGCGCCACCGCGGCGCTGACCGGTATGGGCCGGCTTGCCCGGTTCATTCCGGTGGTGGGGGGCATCATCGCCGGCGGCATTCTTGCGTGGGATCTCTACTGGGCTGCGGCTTCCGGCAAGAAGAACAACGCTCAAGCTGATGCACTGGCGGCGAACAAGGCGCTGCTGGCGAACCTGCAGGACCAGGTCAAGCGTACGCGCGACAACTGGCTGGCCCTGACGGGGCAGAAGGACGCAAGCGACCAGAAGGCGATCCAGGATTCCGGCCGGCAGGCGCTGGAGGGGATCGAGACCGACTTGGCTGCGCAGGCGGAGCGCGTGAAGAAGGCGCAGGAGCTTCTCGATCGTCGGATGGCCGGCGACAAGCGCAACACCAGCGTCGAGAACCCCTACGTTGCGGCCGCACGTGCGGACCTCGAGGCGGCGAAGAAGTCGTACAGCGAGTCGCTGCAGCTCAAGCAGCAGATCACTGCGCGCCTGGATGAGCTGCGTGATCTGAGCGGGCGCGTGTCGGCTGCGGCCGATGCGCAGGCCAATGCGCCCAAGCCCACCGGTGAGAACGTGCGCCCGGTCAAGCCTGAGGCTGCCGGCAGCCTGGCCAGCAACCTGAAGAGTGAGTACGCCGAGCGCGAGAAGACGCTGAAGGAGATGTACGCCTTCGAGCAGAAGCTGCTCGACAAGTCGCACGAGGGCAAGCTGATCTCCGAGGCTGGCTATGCGCTGCGCTCGCAGGATCTGGCCCAGCGGCAGTACGACGCCGAGCTGGCGCTGCTGCAGGACTACAAGACGAGGTTCGAAACGCTGCGCGGGCAGATGGCCAAGGAGGGCAAGGTCAGCAAGGGCAATGCCGAGGCAGTGGCCATCGACGAGATGCTCAAGCGGCTCGACCTGGAGCTGGTGCAGCGCAAGAAGATCGCCGACCTGAAGGAGCAAGGCGCGGCCAACCGTGCGGACCGTTCGCTCGATTCAGAGCTCGAGAAGCTGCGGCAAGGCGTCGACCTGCAGGAGCGGCAGATGGACGCCAAGCTCGCGTACGACCGCCTGCTGCCGGAAGAGCAGGCGGCGCTGACCGCGCGCAACGCCGAGGCCGAGAAGTACGTCGGCCTGATCCAGAAGGCCCAGCTTGCCATCAGCGACCTCACGCGCGACATCGACAAGGCAGCGGAGAACGACCCGATCGTGCCGAAGCTGCGCGCCCGCGTGGCCGAGCTTGAGGAAGATCTGCGGCGCATCCAGGAGCAGCGCGATGTGCAGTCTGCGCGCGCCGCGCAGATCGCCACGCGCAGTGTGGCCCCGCAGTGGAAGCGTGACGCCGAAGAGTGGGCGAACACGATGCGGTCGATGCAGAAGGCCTACGACGACATGATCACTGGCGTCGTGCAGAAGGGCCAGGACATGTGGATGAAGTTCGTGCAGACCGGCAAGCTGAGCGGCCGCGACCTGTTGAACTTCATTCGCGATGAGCTGGCCAAGCAGGTCTACCAGCAGCAGCTTGCGCCGTACTTCCGCGACTTCGGCAAGATGGCAGCGGGCTTTGCCTATGGCCAGCGCAAGGAGACGTCCACCGGCGACTTCGCGCGCAACGACCGTGGTCAGCCGCAGGACAACCCCTTCAGCAATCTCGCCACCAATGCGAAGCGCATGTTCGACGATGTGCGCAACGCGGCCAACCCGGCGGTCGACGGTCTGCGTCAGCTTGGCAGTGGCGCGATGGATGCGGTCAGCGCGCTGGGCAGCTGGATCGCGCAGCTGCTGAATTCGGGCGGCTCGATCAGTGGGCTCTTCAGCTCGATTGGCAGCCTCTTCAACGGCAGTGGCCTCGGGCTGGGGAACTTCGCTGGCGGCGGCTTCGGCACCGGTCTCGGTTTCGGCATGGAGGACCTGGGCCTGTTTCTCGCTGACGGCGGTGCGTTCAAGGGCGGCGTGCAGCAGTACGCCAAGGGCGACGTGTTCCATCGACCCACGATCTTCCAGTTCGCGAAGGGTGGTGGCATGGCCCTGGGCGAGCTGGGCGAGGCTGGGCCGGAGGCTGTCATGCCGCTGCGCCGCGGGCCCGACGGCTCGCTGGGCGTCGTGGCTCAGGGCGCCGGCAGTGGCAGCAACGTTTCGATCGTCATCGAGAACCACGGCGCGCAGATCACGCAGACGGAGACCCGCAAACCCAACGGCGAGCGCGAGATGAAGCTGATGGTGCGCGCGGTGGTGGCCGAGGTGAATCGGCAGATCGTGACGGGTGGCTCGACTGCGCAAGCGATCAAGTCGCAGGGCGTCAACATGACGGGCCGCTTGCCGCGGCGCAACTGAGTGAATGGCCGCCGGCAACCACCACGTCTACCCTCCGATCCTGCGTGGACCGGAGCTGGGGCCGCTGCGCGCGGACGAGCGGCGCGTGGTTGGGCCGACGAGGGGCGTGCGCGAAACCCGTGCAGGGCACCGTGCGCGGCTGTACCTGCAGGACTTGACGTGGATGTTCGCCGCGGAAGAGGCGGCGATCTTCGCGGCCTGGTGGGCGAACGATCTCAACTACGGCACGAAGTGGTTCATCGCGGTGTGGCCCTTGCCGCAGGGCTGGAAGTTCGCGCAGCGCAAGATGATCGCCACACCGCACTGGGCGCACTTGGGCAATGGCGCCTGGCGCGTCAGTGTGACGTGCGAGGTGCGGCTGCAGCCGCTGGAGCGGATTTATTACACCAGCCGGCTGTACCCGCTCGATCCGATCGAGCTGCTGGAGATGATCGTATCGGTACCGGTAGGTGGGTACCTGATCCAGTGGCCGATCGAAGAGCTGGATGTGCCGCCGTCGATCCCGCTGTCTGGGACGCTGGTCAGCACGCTGCAAAGCTACAACCACGTCACGCCGGAGCTGCTCGACGTTCTGGTGTCGACTCCGCAGTCCGGCACGCTGGTGGAGGTGCTGGTCACGTACAACCACAACGCACCGGAGCTGCTCGACGTTCTGGTGTCGACTCCGCTGTCCGGCACGCTGGTGGAGACATTGGTCACCTACAGTCACTCGCCTGAAGAAATCAACATTGCTCCGTCAGTTCCAGTTGGAGGCACTCTCGTATGACCGCCATCAAGGTAGGCATCAAAGTTGGCTTGAAGGGCGACTACAAGCTGCGCATCTTGCGTGCAGATCGGTCGGTTCGTTATGAGTCGGATTGGATTCCGAACCTCATCACCAATCTTGGGATGGATCGCATCGGGCAGCAAGTCGGTGCGGTAGGCAATTTTTGTCGAATCGGTACCGGTACCACCGCCCCAGCGTTCACCGATACCGCGCTTGTTTCACAGTCTGCTTCGACAAATAATGTCATCGGCCAATCGACGACCAATGCGGGTTCACCGAACTACGAGACACAGACCACGTCGACCTATGAATTCGCGCTGGGTGCAGTCGTGGGGAACATGGCGGAGCTGGGTCTTGGGTGGACGGCATCTTCAGCCTCGACCCTGTTCTCGCGCTCGCGCATCCTGGATGGCGGTGGCTCGCCCACTACCATTACGGTCCTTTCGAGTGAGATCCTTCAAGTCACCTACCGGCTAACCGCATACCCGCAGCTGACTGATTCCACAGGGACGGTGGACATCAGCGGGACGACGTACAACTACACGGCGCGTTGGTTCAGCATTGCTACGACAATCGCGATCGGTCTGCACACCTCTGGGCAATACATGGGCAACCCGTCGCAGGCGACTGCGTATACGGGGGCACTGGGGGCCATTACGGCGGGCGGGCCTTCCGGCTCGGCTGCTTCGATGTCCGTAGGGTCGATGCTGTCATATGTGAATGGCACCTTCTATCGGGACTACACGATCACCGCTTCGATTTCACAAGGCAATTTGGCCGGTGGGATCAAGTCCATTGCGATCATCGTCAATGGTTCGTTCAGTCGCAATCAGATCGAGTTCTCGCCCAACATCCCGAAGACGTCGACCAATGTGCTGACGCTGACGTTGCGGCAAGCCTGGGCACGGCACTGATCATGGTGATGCCGCAGGGAGTCGCATCGGATACGGCGCTGGTGTCGGAGTTTCTGGCACCGGAAGATACCGACACGGAGCTGATGATCAGCTACGAGCGCGGTGGCGTTGCGTTGAACGACGCGAGTCTGGGGCGCGACTACCAGCTGTGGAAGTGCTACGTGGAGGACTCGACTGTCAAGGTGTCGCCAGTCAGCGGCTCGCCGGTGACGGTCATCGCTACCGCGCCCGGCATCACCGCGGTGTCACTCGCTTTCGACACCAACATCCAGCCAGCGGTGGCGTACATGACCGAGGGCGTGACGAAGTTCTACTGGTTCAACTCGCTGACTGCGCAGTTCCAGACGGACACCTACGTCGGAGTTACCAGCTTCAAGCTGCACATGGATGACAAGCGCACATACAACAACGCCTTCAGCGATGTGATCTTCGCGTACATCCGCGACGGCATGCTGTATGTGCGTCAGCAGAAGGACCGCTACACCGTCGAGTATCCGATCGGCCCTGCGCTAGGCCGCATTCGCCGGCTTGGGTTGAACCGCGTGTGGCGTCTGCAATTCGAGATTGATCCGGAGGTTGGCTATGGCATTGCCTGAGCTCACCGTGCCCGCCGGCTTGCCGCCGTTTCTTTCGGCGCCGCACGAGATCGAGCTTGTTCCGGTGTTCGCCACGGTGGGATTCGCGGCTGGCCACAGCCGCACGCGACGGCTATTCACGACGGCACCGCGGATCGTGCGCGTGGACTGGGACTTGACGGAATCGCAGATGGCCGCCGTCGACGACTGGTACGAGGACATCCTCGAGGCCGGCAAGCGGCAGTTCGCCGCCCAGGTGGCCAACCAGGGCGCGGGGCTGCTGTGGTGGACGGCCGAGTGGGAGGAGCCCTACGAGGCCAATCCCGGCCAGATCGCCGACTGGCGCGTCAGCGGCCGGCTGCGGCTGACCGGCACGGGCACCACGGTCGCGCCGGTGCCCTCGACGCTGCGCCTGGGCGTCACCGCGGCGCTGCTGGGCAGCGCCTCTCCGCAGGTCGACAAGAAGCTGTCCCTGGGCATCACCGTGGCGCTGCTGCCGCCGGCGCCCAGCACCGTGACGGCAGTGGGCACGGCCGCCGGCGTGGGCACAGGGAATGGCCGCAGC